GGAGATCAAAAATCAACAGGCGAAGGTGGTAAAGCAATTAATGCATCAGCAATATTAGCTTATGCAGTTAAGACAATCCAAGAATTAGAAGCAAGAATACAAACATTAGAGGACGCATAATATGGCAATAACATACACTTGGAACGTAAAAACCGTTGACACATACCCAACACATAATAGTCAAACAGATGTTGTACACCAAGTACATTGGATACTAAATGCAGAAGATGATGCTAATCAAGACTCAGAAGGAGCTAATCAGACTGCTTCAGTTTATGGAGCGCAAGCATTAGATACATCAGACCTTTCAAGCTTCACAGCTTTTGCAGACTTAACAGCAAGTGACGTACAAGGTTGGGTAGAAACAGCATTAGGTGCAGATAAAGTTACAGAATTAAAAGCAAGTCTTGATGCTCAAATAGCTGAAAAAGTAACACCAACATCAGTACAGAAAACAATAGGATAATTAGAGGAATTATAATATGGCAATAACAAAAGTAACAGGAGCATTACTTGGTAACTACACAGGAGGCTCTGCAGACGATACAGTAGTTGTAGGTGATGGAGCTGGTGATGCCATTACTACAGGTGTTGATAACACTTTAATAGGTGATAACGCAGGTACAGCATTAACTGAGGGAAATGATAATGTAGCTATAGGTAATGAAGCTTTAGCAGCAAATACTACAGGAACTGGAAATACAGCAATCGGTACAGAAGCTTTAGATGCAAATACGACAGCAAATTTTAATACAGCAATAGGAAGTGGAGCAGCAACAGCTAATACAACAGGTAGTGAATTAGTTGCAGTAGGCAGAAACGCATTAGCAGCTAATACAACTGGTAGCTCAAATACTGCAGTTGGAATGAGAGCTTTAGATGTTAACACCACAGGATCTTATAACACCTCAATCGGTGCAGATACTTTGGGAGCAAATACTACAGGAGAATATAATACAGCATTGGGTTATAGAGCTTTAGAGGACAATACAACTGGTGTAAGAAATACAGGTGTTGGAAGACTGTCAATAGGAAATAACACTACAGGAAATTATAACGTAGGAGTAGGCTATTCTTCATTAGCAGTAAATACAACTGCATCTAACAATACTGCATTAGGTTATTCAACTTTAGCAACAAACACTACAGGTTCTACTAACGTAGCAGTTGGTGCAGAGGCTTTACTGGACAATAGTACTGGAGCAGAAAACACAGCAATAGGTTATAGGGCGCTTTATAATAATACTACTGCTAGTGCTAATACAGCTCTTGGTAATGCTTCCCAATTTTACACTACCACAGGTGCTAACAATACATCTATAGGGCAAGGCAGTATGTATATTAATAGTACTGGTAATACCAATGTTGCTGTAGGCAACGCTTCACTAGGCTTAAATACTACAGGTACAAATAATGTGGCAGTTGGTGTTGGTGCTGGATACGCAAACACAACAGGATCTGAAAACACATATATTGGAGACGATGCTGGAGATACGACAACAACTGGTGGAAGTAATACATTAGTTGGTGCGCACGTTCTTACATCATCGGCAGGAAGTAGCAATGCTAATGGTTTTGGATATAATCTTACATGCGCAGACAACTACACAACTATAGGTCAAGGTACTGCTGATATTCGAGCAGAGCATGGTGTTGCAACTTGGGCTACTGTATCAGACGAAAGAGTTAAGAAAGATATTGAAGACTCTACTGTAGGTTTAGCCTTTATCAACGATCTTAGACCAGTAACTTTTAACTATAGAAACAAAGGTGATTTACCTAAAAAATTTAAAGCCTATGAAGAAGGCTCTACAGAAGTTTATAAAAACTCTAAAACTCAACACGGTTTCATAGCTCAAGAAGTTAAAGCAGCTATTGATAAACATAGCGATATTAAAGATGGTTTTGGTATGTGGGATGATGATGATCCTACTGGACAACAAAGAGTAGGTGAAACAGCAGTTATACCAATGTTAGTTAAAGCAATCCAAGAACTTTCAGCACAAGTTGAAGAATTAAAAGCACAAATAAACGAGGAATAAAAAAATGGCACAAACAGTAAGCGAATGTTTAACAGCAGCTACAGATAGCGTAACAGTAATTAATGATATTAACTCTAAAGGTCTTTCATCAAAGCATATTCCAGCATCCGATCCCTCTGCTGGAGTTACACAAGCCGATGCAAACGCTACAGTACAAAGAAACGTAGATCATCTGACTGCTATTCTTGCGTATGATGGAACTGGTCAAACACCTAATGTTAAAGACGCAAGTGATAATAAATCATCTTACACTACAGCTATTACTACTGGTAATACATATATTTCTAACAATAGTTAATGAAGGAGTAACAAAATGCAGGATGGAGTACAAACAGTATCATTGGATGGTGCGAAATACGGAGTAAAAGACTTAACCCCTAGAGTTATAGAGGGGTTTAATATGTTGGTTAAACTACAAGCTGAGATTAAAGAGCAGGCGTATGAAATGCAAAAGTTAGATGCGGCTCAAACAATGGTAATATCTCAAGTTAAACAGTTTATAGAAGAAGATAAAATAAAAGAGCATAAAGAAGATGAAATTTAAATTTGTAAAAAACATTATAGGCGCAGTAGCTCCAACGATTGGAACAGCATTAGGTGGCCCAATGGGTAACATGGCGGCTAACATGGTAGCAGAAGCATTAGGTTGTGAGCCTACCCCAAAGAAGATAGAACAAGCAGTACAAGCCGCTACACCAGAACAACTGGCAGAACTTAAAAAGATTGATGCAGACTTTGAAGTCAAGATGAAAGAGTTAGAAGTTGATTTATATGCTTTAGAAACAAAAGATATACAAGATGCTAGAGGTAAGTTTTCTAAAGACTGGACATCTAGAATGATAGGTTTACTTGTTGTTGGTGGCTTTATGGGTTATATCTTTTTAATCACGCTCCAGCCTCCAGAGCAAAACAGCGAGGCATTGATCAACTTAGTCCTCGGCTATCTTGGCGGTTTAGCAAGTGCTATCATATCATTTTACTTTGGTGCATCTAATTCTAATAAGGATAAAGACGAATGAATAGAGAAAAACTTATAGAAGAACTGAAACGAGACGAGGGAGAAGTTCTTACTTTATACAAATGTTCAGCTTCCAAAAACACAATTGGCGTGGGTAGAAACTTAGATGATCGAGGGATTACAGTAGAAGAATCTGATTTCTTACTTAGCAATGATATAGACATATGCGTAAAAGAGTTAGAGTCTACTTTTGCTTGGTTTAAAAATTTAACAGATGCAAGACAACGTGTATGTGTAAATATGTGTTTTAATTTAGGTTTATCTAGGTTATTAGGATTTAAAAAGTTTTTAGCTGCTATGGAAAAAGGAGACTGGGAAGAAGCTGGTGTGCAAATGCTTGACTCGAAATGGAGTAGACAAGTAGGTGCTAGAAGTCACCGCTTAAAAGACTTATTGTTGGAAGGGTAATGTATTATAAGTTAATAACATTTAAGGGAATTGCACCTCAAATTTCTCCTAGATTATTAGCAGATACAATGGCGCAAACCGCTCAGGATGTAGTTTTAGATAGTGGACGTTTAGTTCCTATAACTGATAACAGCACTACAGCTACTTTAAACGCATCTGGTAAAACTTCTATATATAAATACACCTTTGGTGGTACTGACTATTGGTTTGAGTGGACTGCAGACGTGAATGTACAACCTGCTCCTATACCTGATGATGCAAACGCAAGACTCTATTGGACAGGAGATACGTTCCCTAAAATGGGTAGTTCTACCGAACTGCTTGCTTCTGGGTCAGGTGCGTACCCTAGAAGTTTTTATCGGCTAGGTATACCTGCACCTGAAAACACGATTACTACAAGTATCGCTTCTGGATCTGACGATGGTACGCAAACACAGCATAGCACTTCATATGTGTACACTTTTGTGTCTGGTTTTGGTGAAGAAGGACCGCCGTCCGCGGCTTCTACCGTGTTTACCAAAGTAGATGCACAGACTGTAACTGTAGCTAACATGAGTACAAGTGCAGGCAGCGGTACGAGCAGAAGTAATACAAACATTACTAAAAAACGAATTTATAGATCAAACACAGGCTCAAACACTACAGCGTTTCAGTTTGTAGCTGAGGTTAATTTAAGCGTAGCCAGTTACACAGATTCAACCACTAATGCTAACTTAGGCGAACTTATACCTTCTACTTATTGGATTGCACCGCCTGATGAAAACAGTTCTTTGTACCCTAACGGTCAAATGTTAGGTTTAACTGCTATGCCAAACGGTATATTTGCAGGGTTTTCAGGTAAACGTTTATGTTTTTCTGAACCATTTTTACCACACGCCTGGCCTGTGGCGTATCGTATAACATTAGACGAAGAGATAGTGTCTATTGCTATGGCAGGAAATGGCTTGTTTGTCGGTACAAAAGGCACACCTTATTTAGTTTTAGGTACAGACCCACAGTCTATGAGTGCCATACGTATAGAAGCTGCACAAGCTTGTTTGAACAAACGTTCAATGGTAGATATGGGACCATATGTATTGTATGCAGGAGCAGATGGGTTGGTCGCTGCGACAGGTACTGACGTACAAGTTGTAACGGAAGGACAAATTTCACCTGCACAATGGCGAGCTGACTACTACCCTAGTTCATTACAAGGTTTTTTGTGGGAAGGACGTTATGTAGGATTTTACACTAGTGGTGGTAATTACGGCGGTTTTATATTTGATAATCGTTTTGGCGAACGTAGAATAACAACGTTAACACAAACAGCAACTACAGATGCTTCAGGCGGTTTTACAGACCCAGATGACAACGAGTTGTACTTAATTATTGATCCTAGTAGTGGTAATAGCGTAGTTAAAAAGTTTCAAGGTGGTACTACTAATCAAACATTTACTTGGAAAAGTAAAGAGTTTGTACCTGAACGCCCTGGTAGAATGGGTTTTGTAAAAGTAGATGCAGAAGACTGGCCTGTAGTAATAAAAGTGTATGGAGATGGCTCTCTTATTTACCATGCTACGTTTAATAAAAGTGGAGCTACGTATAATCTTACGGGTTCTACTCCTAGTTTCAGTCAGGTAAACATACAAGAACCTGTAGCTAGACTACCGAGTGGTGTACATAGAACATATTCAGTAGAAATACAAGCCGCTAAAATTGTAAACGAGGTTTGTATAGCAGAGTCTATTTCAGAAATAAGGAGTCTGTAATGGCTACTACTAAAACTCAAGTTCCTTCAATACCAGCTGTACCAAAAAATGAACGTGAAGCTATAGCTTTTAACAATTCTATAAAAGAAGCACTAGAAGTACGCCTTGGTCGTAGAGGTGACCCAAAAGACAGAGCTGTTACTCTTAGAGAGTTAATTGACAGCGGGATGGCTAAAGAACTACTTGATAATCCTTTTGATCCAAATGCAGGTGCAGGTGTAACTGACTTTGCTTCTAGTTCAACTTATGTAGATGGTAAACTAGATGATACTAACGATTTAACAGCCCCTTCAACTCCTACGGGGTTAGCTGCATCTGCAGGTAGGACTAAACTTATACTTAATTGGAATAAATCACAAGTATCTAATTTAGCACATACAGAAGTATGGAGATCAAGTGACAGCAGTTTAGGTAACGCAGTAAGACATGACACTACTGAAGCTACTGTTTGGGTAGATAGCGTAGACCCTGGAGATCAGTTTTATTACTGGATTAGACACGTAACAACTGCGGGTATATTCAGTCCGTTTGCAGGTTCAGTAAATGCTACTGCTTCTACTTTAACAGCAGCACACCTTACTGCAGACACTATAACAACAGCTTCTGGTATTATTGCAGAAATAGATGCCTCTCAAATTGATGTTACAAATATTACAGCAAATAATATTTCAACAGGCACACTTAATGGAAGTAATGTAACTGTAACAAATTTAAGTGCTACTAATATAACTGGTGGGAGTTTAAATGTAGATAGAATAGTAGCAGGGTCACTTAAACTTGCAGAAAAAGGAGAAACAGGTTCAGTAGGAAATATAGCTTCATCTAACAGTATTACTGACAGTGCGATTCCAGACGATACAAATGTGCATAATTATTTAACTACTTATTGGGCAAGTAGTCCGTTTCATGCCTCTGGTAGCACTTATGTGCATATACCAACTGACTCAGGTGGTAATAAATCAGTTTTAGAATGGACAACCCCCAATTGGACTGCTGCATCAAGTAGTAGTACAACAAAAGAATATGTTATAACTGCGTCTTTAAACGCAACAGGACAATTGGTTGGTGACGGTCGTGCAGAAAATCTAACTGCTTTATCGGTTAGACAAAGAACAGATAATAGCATTACGTTAACAAACGGGTTTCAATCTAGCTCGTCAAGTGATTTTATATTATCAAAATCAATAGTACGAGCAGCTGGTGATCACGTTCTCGGTACTGTGGTAATAAGTCATAAATTAGACCTTTTGCCAAATACAACCTACTATGCTTGGTTGTTTCATGGTATTAGTGATTACGGTCCATCAGGAAGTACTGATGGCG